TCTTTTGCTGCTGCTTCTGCTGGTGCTATTGCCTCAGATGCAGATATAACTTGGACTAACATTGCTGGCTCTGAAGACGCAACACATTTTACGGCTTGGGATAATTTGACTGCTGGTAACTTTTTGTTCTCAGGAACAATCACTGGTAACCCTTACACAGCAGGCGACACTTACACCATTGCTTCAGGTTCCTTAACAGCTTCTCTAACAGTCGCTAGTTAAACTATGGCATCAAAATTTGTCCTAGATACAGGGCAACTTGATACAGATTATTTATCAACACCACCGACTTTAATTCTTGATTCCGCTAATCGTGGAAAACTCGACACCAATGTTTTAAGTTTAGGTGAACCAATTGTTGTCAATGATGTTGCCACAAGTGCTTTAGGTGGAATGTCTGCCACAGTTCAATCTACCCCAATCGTTCAGGTCACAGCCACAGCTTTGCTCGGTGATATTACCTCAACAAGTCAAGCTAATGTAAGACATTTAGCAGAAGCCGTCAGCAGTCTAGGTGCTCTCTCCGCTACAGCGAACAGTATTCCTCTGATCTTACCTATCCTTGATGCGCCACTAGGCAATTTAATATCTACGGCTTTTGCGACAGTCGAGCCAGTTGAGCCAGTCGTTCCAACAGGTTCCGGTGGCGGACCGAGACGATATAAACAAGCTAAGACTAAGAAAATAGAACCGATTATAGAAATTGTTCCTAATCTAGAAGTTATCAATCTAGAACCACTAGAGCCGTTAGTTAAGACCATATTCGCTCAAACTTTTTTTGTACCACCTGTTTTTATGGGTATGGCACAATCTCAGATAGACTTCTCAATAGAACAAGACGAAGCAGAGATTATGATGCTGATATGAGGTTAAAGATTCCTAATGCCATATTTTATTACTAACGAATCTCCTGACTGTTCAGGTTGGGCTACCGTAGACGAGAACGGCGCAGTCTTAGGCTGTCATCAAAACAAAGCCGATGCTATTGATCAAATGATTGCTGTCTCCTTAGCGGAAGATATTGCTCCTGGTGGCGAAAGAATTAAGCACAAAAATAAAAAACTTTATAGATTACTTCCTGATAACTATAGACCAGCTTTATCGGATACTGTTCCAGAAGGACGCGCTTGTGGAAACTGTTATTTTTACAGAGAAGATATGCAAAACGAAGAAGGCAATAAAGCGTGGTGTGAGAAGTGGGAAGATTATGTTGATGGTGGATATTATTGCAACGCTTGGCAACCAGACGAAGAAGATAGAGCCGAGGCTGATGCCTTAAAAGTTGGAGATTTTGTTTCTTGGAATTCTTCTGGTGGGAAAGCTAGGGGCAAGATAGAAAAGATTGTTCGAGATGGTTCAATAAATGTTCCGAACTCATCTTTTACAATAACTGGAACCCCCGACAACCCTGCTGCGCTGATCGCAATTTATCAAGAGACTGAAAATGGTTATGAAAAGACTGATACTAAAGTCGGACATAAGTTTTCAACACTAACTAAGATAAATGACTTGCGATACAAAGAATTAAGAGACTTGAACATACCACCAACCTCATATATGAGAGCAGCAGCAAGAAGAGGACTGCAACTTAACGCTGAAGGTAAAGGGGGAGACGGATTAACCGATAAAACTATTCGAGAAGCTAGAGATATGGCCGCAGGAAAAGTATCTGACGATAAATGGATACGACTCGCAGCATGGATAGCCAGACATTTAGTTGATCTAGACGCACCTAAGAATAATAATCCTTCAGATAATCAATACCCTGGAGCAGGATTAGTAGCACACTTACTTTGGGGTTCAGGTCCGTCAAAATCTGCGGCGCAACGCACAATGAAACATGCTGAAGGTGTTGTTGAACGAATAAGAAAAGAACAAGAAGCAAATGGGCGTACGATTAAACTCAAGACACAAAATTCAGATACAATTATCAAAGAAGACAACAAACAGAGGTGGTCTAGCTTGAATATAAACCTAGATGTGGACTCAGATCAAGAGACCAAAGTAGAAAGACGCATAAAGACCGATATCGACTTTGAGTTACGAGTCGAGAACGCTGAAATTGAAGGTATGCGCTTTACTGGTTATGCTGCTGTGTTTAATAGTGATTCCGAGCCTCTACCTTTTATAGAAACAATAAGTCCAGGAGCATTTAAAAAAAGTCTTCGTTCTCGCAACGAGATTAAGATGTTTATGAACCATAATATGGATTATGTCTTGGGTTCTACTCGATCAAAAACACTTAGAATTAAAGAAGACGACAAAGGATTGCTAGTTAGCGCAATATTGCCAAATACAACAGTTGGAAGAGATTTATCCGTCTTAATGCAACGAGGAGATGTTCACGCTATGTCTTTTGGCTTCTCAGTACCTAGAGGTGGCGATAAGTATTCAGAAGACGGAACTAAGAGAGTATTAAATGAAATTAGATTGCATGAAGTCTCTATTGTTACTGGCTTTCCTGCTTATGAAGCTACAACAGCCTCAGTGAGAACTATTGAGATACTAGCTAGAAGAACTAATGTCGATGCTGATGCTTTATCAGATGCTTTATTAAGACTAGAGGCTGGCGAGAATTTACAAGAAGACCAAGCAGCCTTGATAACTGAGGTAGTGCAAAAGTTAAAAGTCGATAGTCCAGCCGAACCTGACTTGCTAGGACTAAAACGCAAGCAGTTAGACCTAATGTTGAAAGGGATATAAATGAATAAAGAACAAGTTAAACAAGCTATCTTAAAAGTGGCTGGTAATCCAGAATCAGGCGCTATCTACGAATTAGCAGATGATATGGCAGATTCTATTCTAGAGATTGACCAACCAGAAGTTAAGAACTTTAATCCTGTTAAAGAAACTAGGGTTATTGAAGCAAAAGACCCCAGAGAGATTAACTACTAAAAATCTGTGGAATAATGTAATTACATTGAGTGTGAGCCACCAATGTTATCTAATCAATATGGAGCCATGTTGATATACAAAAAAACAACTATTATTTAAAGGAAATCAATGTCTGAATATATCAAACAACAACACGAAGCACGTCAAAAGGCTTGGCACGAAGCCAAAGCACTTCTTGACAATGCAGCAGCAGAAAAAAGAGATTTAACTGCTGAAGAAAACGTACAGTATGACAAAATCAATGCTGATCTAGATGCACGCGCACAAGTTATCGAAACTCTTAAGGCTGATGCTGATAGAGAAGTTCGTGCTACCGAAGCTATGAAAGGCTTTGAGAACCAAGCTAGACCGATGAGCAACTTAGCTCCATCAGTTGATGACAACGCAATTTTGCGCTCATTAGCTCGTGGCGAAATTCGTTCTCACACATTTGAAAAAAGAGATGTAGTGAAAACTTCAACTGGTGCTCCGGTACCTACAAGTTTTTATGACCAAGTTCTATTATTGGCAAGAAACTCAGGACCGATGTTGGAGACCTCAACCATCTTAAATACTGCTGGCGGAGAAAACCTACAAATTCCTTCAATCGGCACATACTCATCTGGCACAATCGCTGGAGAAGGTACTGCTATTGGCGAATCTGATCCAGTATTCAACTCATTCGTAACATTGAGTGCATACAAGTACTCATTTATTACACAAGTTTCTCGCGAACTTGTTGAAGATTCTGGCGTAGATATTCTTGGCTTCTTAGCAGGACAAGTTGGACAAGAACTTGGATACTCAGTTAATACTGCATTAACTGTTGGAACTGGAACTGTTGAACCAAACGGAGTTATGGCTAAAGCAGCAGCAGGCGTAACAGGTGGAACAGGAACTTCTGGTGTATTTACAGCAGATAACCTAATCGACCTTGTTTACTCTGTTGATTCAGCAGCACGCAGACTTCCAGGAGCTGGCTTCATGATGAATGGTGCCTCAATTGGTAAGACTCGTAAATTAAAAGACACAGCAGGATATTACATATTCAGCCCGTCTTTGAGTGCCGAAGCAAGAGATATTTTGCTTGGATACCCAATCTACGAGAACCCAGCAGTTGTTGATACCGCAACCTCAGCTAAATCAGTTGCTTTCGGTAACTTAAAAAGTTATCTTGTAAGAACTGTCGGTGGATTGAAAGTAGATACCTCATCTGATTTTGCTTTCAATACTGATCTAATAACACTTCGCTGTATCTATCGCGTTGATGGCAACTTGGTACAAACAAGTCACATCAAACGCTTTATCGGTGGCGCAAGTTAATTAAGTCCCTTAGACCAGAAACCCCATAGGAGCGCAGGCCTGTGGGGTTTCTGCTTTTTATTTGCTAGTATTTCTATACCTGCGTTCTAATGGAGTCTCTGCGTGAATCAAATAAAATCATTAAAAGAAAAACAAGACCGAAGCATTCTTTGGGTCTCGAATGCACCTTGGGCAAGAACTGGTTACGGAACACAAACTGCTCAGTCAGTTACTAGATTAAAAAAAGATAATTACGATGTTGCTATTGCTGCTAATTATGGACTAGAAGGTTCTAATACTTCCTGGAATACCGAGTATGGCGCAATACCAATATTCCCTAGAGGATTAGAACAATGGTCAAACGATATTATTCCTGCACATGCTCATAGCTGGTTCGATAAGAATAAAAATAAAAATAATCTAATTATTACTTTATTTGATGTCTGGGTTTTTAAGGGAGATAAATGGTCTGACTTTCCTGTGGCTTCTTGGACTCCAGTTGATCACATGCCAGCACCACCAGATGTCTCAGCTTGGTGTCGTAAGGATTTTGTGTACCCTATCGCTATGAGTCAATTCGGTAAAGCAATGTTCGACAATGTAGGTATCGAATCTTGGTATGTTCCTCACGCTGTCGAATCTGTTTTTAAACCATCAATATTTGTAGAACTGCCTGATAAAAGTCTAATGTCTGGAAGAAAGATTATAAATATCGCCGAAGATAAATTTGTAGTTGGTATGAACGCAGCCAATAAAGGTGTTATGCCAAATAGAAAAGCCTTTGGAGAAAACTTACTAGCTTTCTCAATGTTTGCTCAAAAGCATGATGACGCTGTTTTATATATGCATTGTGAAGAATCTGCTGCAATGGGAGGAATAAAATTAACAGATTTAATCATTGGTTGTGGAATACCTAAAGAGAAAGTTATTTTTGCTGACCCATATCTAATGAGAACAGGGGTCGAAACTAGCGTAATGGCTTCAATTTATTCTGCTATGGACGTATTATTAGCCACTAGCTACGGAGAAGGATTTGGAGTGCCGACTATCGAAGCTCAGGCTTGTGGCGTTCCTGTTATCGTAAGTGACTTTACTGCTAGTGCTGAACTTTGCGGCGATGGTTGGAAAGTATCAGGACAACCTTTATGGGACGCGTATCAAAAAGCATTCTTCCAAATACCTTTTGTTCCAGAGATAGTAGATGCCTTAGAAGAGTCATACAAAAGAGGCAGATCAACTAGCAAGAAAGCGATAGAGTTTGCAAAGAAATATGAAGCCGACACAGTCTACCGAGATTGCTGGAAACCTGCCTTAGACAGCATCTTTAATAAGATAGGCACAGATAGTCTTAAAACAGCCTAGAAGGGCTAAATACGGCCTTAGAAGCTAGGGTCTATAGATTCGGGAGAGAATTATGAAAGTAGTTATAACAGGCGTAGGGGGCTTTTTAGGTTCTCATCTGGCTGACTCATTTTTAGCGCAAGGTCACACAGTTGTCGGTATTGATAATTTCTTAGGTGGGTATAAAGACAATGTGCCTAGTGGTGTGGAATTATACGAAGTCGATTTACTAAACCTCAATGACCTTAGAGAACCATTTCAAGGTGCTGATCTTGTAATACATACGGCTTGTACTGCTTATGAGGGTCTATCCGTCTTCAGCCCTAGCTTGATTGTCGCTAATACTGTTCAATCAACGACTAACGCTTTGACTGCCTCTATTCAAGCTAATGTCAAGAAGTTTGTTTATCTTTCATCTATGGCTAGATACGGAGATAGAGACGGACAACTATTTACAGAAGACATGGAACCAAAACCTCAAGACCCATACGGCATTGCTAAATATTCCTCAGAACTTTTAGTTAAAAACTTATGCGATACTCATGGACTCGATTGGGTTATTCTCGTGCCCCATAACATTATCGGACCGAGACAAAAATATGATGACCCTTACAGAAATGTAGCTTCTATCTTTATTAACAGAATGTTATCTGGAAAGCAACCGATTATTTACTCAGATGGTAAATCTAAAAGATGTTTCTCTTTTATTCAAGATGTTATCGACCCTCTGATGGTGGCTTGCGAATCGCCAGACGCAGTTCGTCAAATAATAAATATCGGACCAGACGAAGAACATATTGAGATCAGAATGCTGGCACGTACCATAGCCAGGTTGTTGGATTTTAAGATAGAGCCAATACACATGCTTGGAAGACCACAAGAAGTCAAGATAGCTTTATGTAGTTCAGACAAAGCTAGAAGATTATTGAATTATGAAACCAAAACACCTTTAGAGCAAGGATTACAAGAACTAATAAATTATATTAAACATAGAGGTCATAAAGATTTTAATTATCATTTACCTATTGAAATTTTATCTGACAAGACACCTACTACTTGGTCACAAAGGTTAATGTGAAAACCCTAGCCGAGATATATAGCAATTATCAAGGTGGTACAGAAGGCTTCGGAGATAAAGGTACTCTTCATACCTATATTGAGTTATACGAAGAATTTATGACTAAAAGAAGCGACATTAGTTTATTAGAGATAGGTGTTAAGTATGGTCATTCGATAGCCATGTGGAATGAATATTTTGAGAACAGCCAAATATACGGCATCGACATCGAATTAGCCGTACTAGATAAATATAACTCCGAGCATATTTATTTTTGTGACGCTACTAACAAAGATAAAGTGTCTGCGTTATTCAAGGGTCGAAAATTTGATTACATTATTGACGATGGAAGCCATTACGTACAAGATCAGATGAAATCTTACGACATACTATCTGAGTACCTAACCGAAGACGGATTATATTTTATTGAAGATATAAACGGACCTACAAACTTAGATATCTTAACCCTATTCTTAACTTCTCGACAAGCTAAGTTTTTAGTTGTCGATAACAGACTTATTAACAATAGACATGATGACATTATGATTATTGTCGGATTAAAACAATCATGATTCCTGTAATGGTCGTGCCAATCATAAATAGATATGACTATCTTGACACAATGATTAAATCTATCAATTATCCTGTCAAGGACTTAATAATTATTGACAATGGAGCTTCTAGTAACGACTGGACTCCGACTCAAAGTCAATGGGTTAGCAAAATATGGCATCTTAAGTTTCCTTATAATTTAGGAGTTCCAGCTTCTTGGAACTTAGGTATTAAATCTTCTCCCATGTCGGATTATTGGTTAATTTGTAATTCCGATGTCGAGTGGAGTGGAGACTCTCTTAAAAACTTCGTAGAGCAATCCGACCCAAGTAAAATTGTTCTGAGCAACGCTCCTGCTGCTTGGTGCGCTTTTACTATCGGTTGGAAAGTAGTAGATGAAGTCGGTTTATTTGACGAGAACTTTTACCCTATTTATTTTGAAGATAACGATTACGAGGCAAGAGCCAGAGTCAAGAACATCGAGGTCATTAGCTCGTCTATACCTGTTGCTCATGAAAACTCAGTCGCAATTAAAAATGGCTTCGCAGATCAGAATATGAGCACTTTTGATAGCAACAGCGAATATTGGCAGCACAAAAAAAATAATTACATAAACACGGAGACCCCCTGGTCTATCAGGCGAATAAGGCAAAATTATTGGCATTAAAATGCACTAGACTTAGCTTGAGAACCTTTGGAGAATTATGGCAATAACTAATGGATACGCAACCCTAGCTGAAGTAAAGTCAGCTTTGCGAATTACTGATTCTGTAGACGATACATTATTAGAGATGGCGATTGAATCAGCCTCTCGACTTATAGACGGACACGCTAATCGAGCCTTTTATTTAATAGGAAGCGCAGTTAGATATTATGTTGCTGAAGATGATTATGTTGCTCAAATTG